GACTTCTTCCATCGGTATTATTGGTCTTGCTCTCAATCTTAGGGCTTATGATTTCATCTCCCAAGAAATTAGAGCAGCAGAAGATCCAGAGTTCGAGACGTTCTACACCAAGAACATTCTCTTGAATGAAGGTCTTCGTGCATGGTTGGCACCAGTAGACCAACCACATGAAAACTTTGTATTCCCTGAAGAAGTATTACCAAGAGGTAATGCTCTGTGAATGGGTTTGAAGTTTTCTTCTACTTTGTTTGTTTTGCTATTATTGCAGGCGGTGCTTTTGCGATGATGTGGGGTAACATCCAATCTATTAATAAGATGATGGATGAACCACCCAAACCACGTCATCCAGAGGCACCTGCTTCTGGTGAAGAAGTTATGTATGTCGATTTATCCAGAGAAAAATTAGAGAGTCTGTACAATGATAAGCTCGACGACACCGTATAAGTTGGCGGAAATAATTCGCGCAACTTGGCCTCAGATTTACTACCCTAGGGTTGACTCAAAAAAGAATAAGTGATATATAAAGGGCGTATCAGTCGCCCTTTTTTAATGAAAATTTTCCTGGATACAGCAGACACCGATGTAATCGAAAAATATTTTTCAACGGGATTGGTTGATGGTGTCACAACTAATCCCACTCTGATTATGAAGAGTGGTAAAAACCCTGAGGATGTCTATCAGAAGATCAAAGACATCGGGGTTCAGGACATAAGTATGGAGGTCATGGGATCTGACCTTGAAATGTATGATGAAGGAATTCGTTTATATCAAAAGTTTGGTGATGTTGCTACCATCAAAGTTCCCTGCACACGCGAGGGTCTGATCGTCTGTAAGCGTCTCTCTGAGCAAGGTATCAAGGTCAACGTCACATTGATCTTCTGTGCCTCTCAGGCGGTCCTAGCAGCGAAGGCAGGGGCAACATACGTTTCTCCCTTTGTAGGACGCTTAGACGACCAGTCAGTGGCAGGTCTGGAGGTTGTACGATCCATCTCTGAGTTGTATCGTATCCATGGTGTTAGAACTCAGGTTCTGTCCGCATCTATTCGCAGCGTTCAACGTGCGATTCGGTCATGGTATAATGGTGCTGAGATTGCAACGATGCCACCTAAAGTATTTGATCAAATGTATGATCACATTCTTACCGACAAAGGTATGGAAATCTTCGATAATGATTGGAAGGAGGTTCAAAAATGACATTCACAGTTTACTCAAAAGACGGTTGCCCCTATTGCACTAAAGTAGTTCAAGTGTTACAGTTGGCAGAACAGAAACATGTCGTGTATAAATTGAACAGAGACTATACGCGGGAAGAGTTTTACTCTAAGTTTGGAAATGGATCTACTTTCCCGCAAGTTTTAGTCGATGATTCATCTATCGGTGGATGTTCTGAAACAGTAAAATATCTTAGGGAGCAGAAATTGGTCTAATGGAACAAAACCTCAGCGACATCCTTGATTTAGTTGAACACGCTATTGATAATGCCTTTGAGGGAAAAATGAATTTAAAATTTTATGATTACCTCAAAGACAGTAAAACTAAAAAGTGTGAGATAGACACATTCATTTCAAGTTCTACCACAAATGAGATTGACAATCTTATTTTAGACCTTGATGAATATCTAAAAGGTGGTGCTGATGATGAGCACAAACAATTGCGTGAAGGTTACGGTCACATTCCTAAACCTCAAGCAAGAAAAATTAGAAACTACTTAGAGGGTTTCTTAGAAGACGCAAAGAGGTATAGTAATGATAAGCGACCCGGAAGACGAAAAAAGCAATCTAAATAAATCAGACCTTGGTTTAGAAATTAACCGAGGTGTGGAGTTAATGCTACGCAATAGGAGGGAAGAACCTAAACCAAAAAGTTTTGAAGTAAAGTTTGGTAAGGTGCTCTCTCTATTCAAAAGAGAATACCGATTCCATATCGAATTTTACTTTGATTGCAAGAAGAAAGATTCTCTGGAGGAAGAAAAATGTTAGCAGTAACATTGACGATAGGAACACTTGTCTCAATTATGTTCTTTTTTGTGGGAGGTGTGGTAGGATGGTTAGCAAAGGAGCACCAATTCCAAACCCAACCCGTTTATACTCATCCAGAGATGTTTGATGAAAACGGTAATGTTCTCCCCGATGAAATTTTAGCAGTACGATTTGAAAACGATTATGAGTCCCACGAAGACGACGACGAAGGTTAAACTACCCCCTAACCCGTTCATTCACGAGATCCTTGAACTTGCTTGTAAGCAGCGATCCAAGGCAAAGAAGATTGAAATTCTGAAAGAGTATGAAACACCTGCTCTCAAATCAATCTTTGTTTGGAATTTTGATGACACTGTAGTCTCTGTCGTCCCACCAGGCGATGTTCCATACAATAAAAATGAAGTTCCCGTAGGAACAGATCACACATCTCTGCGTAGGGAATACAAGCACCTTTACAACTTTGTGAAAGGTGGAAATGATTCTCTCACATCATTGCGTAGAGAGACTATGTTCATTCAACTTCTTGAGGGATTGCACCCAGAGGAGGCAGAGATCATTTGTCTAGTTAAGGATAAGCAACTTCAAACCAAATACAAAATTACCTATGAGATTGTGAAGGAGGCATATCCTGATATTCAATGGGGTGGTCGTTCATGACAGTAGCAACCGAAAAAGAAGAACCAATGGATAGTTCTGGACAGGATATTAATCCAATCAATCCTTCCAAATATAGTTGTCAAATTCTGCTGGAGAAAACAACTCTGGCAGAAGCAAATGATAAATCATTTCCATCTGATGCATACCTAGTATGGTATAATTTGGATGGAGTAGAACATCTTGACCTAGTAAGATGTAGAAAACAAGTAGAATTATTTGACATGTACTATGACAAGTACGGTCCTAATGTATTGAAGCGTATTGATTACGGGTACGGTCAAAGAAATCCCAAAACATGGGGAGCTAAAGCACCTGAAAAAAAGAAAAAGAAATGAGTGGATTCAAAGGATTCGTTGAAGGCGATAAAAAAGATAAGGAAGTTCGCCTCAATATTAATAATAACGAAGTAGATAAACTCATCAAAAAATACAAAAAACTCAAGAAATTTCAAAAGTCTAATCTTCATGAAATCTCAAAACTCTCTGGGATTGAAACTGAGTTAGATCGTCTGCTAAATGATTATGGAATCGATTCCGAAGCGATAGAGTAATGGGCAAACATTATCTTCTAAACCTATACGAGTGTAACGTTGAACTTCTGAACAACGAAATATACTTGAGGAGTTTGATTGAAACCGCTGCTGATTGTAGTGGCGCTACTGTGGTTCAAACAATTTCTAAAAAGTTTGATCCCCAAGGTGTCACTGCAATCACTCTTCTTTCTGAAAGCCATATTAGTATTCATACTTGGCCAGAGAGAGGGGATGCTGCTGTAGATGTATTCACCTGTGGTGATTGTAATCCTAAAATAGGATGCGATGTTATCATTCAACAGTTGCAGTCCAAAAACCATACACTTAGTTACATTGAACGTTGACAAGTATTGTAAATAGTATTATGATTCTTAGCATGTATTATCCTCATCATGTATAAACCATATTCACCTGAGTGGCATCGCAAGAGGTATCTTAAAGAAGCAATCGACACATACTTCGATGACTACGTGGATAACGAAGTAATCTACGAAGATATCATGGATATCCTAGGTGCTAGGATGTCTGCTGCTGTCAACGAGGTTAATAAGGTTCTTGATCTAAAAGACAAACTCAAAACGAACTAAGATGCTCTCTACCAAATACAGGCTCCGTTTAGAGTTCATTTGCAAGTGCATTGCAAATGGTGAAGAGGTTAAGTTAGAAGATATGATATGGGCAGAAAAACTTAGTAAATCAAACACAACTGCCAGGGAGTGGTTGCGTAAAGCCCGTCGTCAATCTAAAGGTATTGAAGAGGGTAGCACAGATGATTTTTTGAATAAGATGGGACTAGGCGACCCCGACCCATCTAATTATAAAACGGGGTTTGATGGTGCAGATGAAATTGTAGATTGGTTCAAACAAGACAAACCCGACGATTGGAGGCAACGTGATTAGTCAAGCACTTGTATATTCTAATGGAAGTCAAGAATCTGAAAGAGCTAAGATGGTTCTTGAAGCATGTGGTCAACAAGTAA